TCAGACGGTGAGCATCTGAATGATGTTCCACCGATCTGATTCTTTTTTTATTACAATCTGACGGAACATGGATTGCACAAGTAGCTTTTGCGTCTCAGGTTCGATCAGTACCCAGTTATCTTTCAAGTTGGCCATCATGTCTTTAATCTCTTCTGTGGACAGCTCGTTAATGTAATAATCTTCTTTTTCTTCGTACTGAGCAGTGATTGCCTTCATTCGTGCTTCTTCGTCGTCAATCAAGTTGGCATAATCATCAGGAGACAGTTTTCCATCACCTAGGGCGAGCATCCAGTTTTTCCGGCGTCGATTGGAAACCTCAATTTCTTTCTGTAACATGCGCTGGTCACTCTTGGCCTGAGCGTTCGTTTTTTTGTCCTGAAGCTTTTTATTGGTAATCTGCAATCGTTCGAAAATGAGTTGCTGCAGGTGAGGTTCTGAGATTCCAGGAGCGTCACAAGTTTTATTAGAATATTGATTTCGGCAACGATAGCTTCTATATACTCGAACTGTTTTATCAGCAAGTGTCTGTCTCGATGCATTACCGATGTAAGTAGCTCCACACAAACCACACTTAACAATTCCTCCATAAGGATAATCATAACTATGTTTGCTCATGTGATTCTCTCCGCGACGCTCCATCATCTTACGTACCTTAAGGAAATCCTCCATAGAAATAATTGCTTCATGTTCCCCAGGTTTGATGATCCTTTTGGATTCTTCCCACAGTACCGGCTTGAAGTGATTATGACCGGTGTAAGTATGGTTCTGCAGTACGATCCTTACATACTTGCTGTCCCATACTCCACCTTCTTTTCCGCGACTGTGCCCATTCATATGTTTCGCTATGGACACAACCCCTTTGCCAGCAAGGTACAGCCGGAATACCTCTTTGATTAACTCCGACTCATATTCATTTACGACTAACTGGCGTTTTTCATCAATGACCTCTATGTCGTATCCAAGCGGAGCCTTGGACATGTGCAGTCCACCATTCTCCATTTTCTTCGTGAGGCCCTTCAGGGTTTCTTCTCGGAGGTTATCTGAGTAGATTTCGGCGAATATCCCATTGAAATATAGGAAGGCTTTACCCATTGGCGATTGTGTATCGATTTCCTCGCTCCCCAGAGACGCTACAACGAACCGCTTATTCAGCTTATTGATCATGGCAATAAAGTCATACAAGTCTCCTAGGTTGCGGCTGAGTCGATCTAACTTATGAATCAATACAGCATCGAACTTTCCAGCTTTCATATCTTCAATTAGTCTTTGAATACCTGGCCGCTTTTTAATTGTTCTACCACTGATTCCTGGATCGGAATAGACACGGTATAACTCCATTCCTTTCTTCTCCAGCAGCTCCATAAGTAAATCATGCTGAGCTTCCATGGAGAACCCTTCTTCATTCTGTCTGTCTGTACTTACGCGGATGTATAGGGCTGCTTTCATCTTATTCGCTCCTTTTGAGAATGTATGTTCGGTTATTTACGGTGAAGAAAAGCCCCGAAGGGCTTATCTGTTGTTAGTTAATTATTGGACTTTTTGAACTGTAGAAACAGCCAACATAATAGCATTCGTAGTTCCGCCACTTATATTGTCAAAAGAATACACTGCTGTAGGAACTCCGCGCATTGTCACGTCATCACCGTCAAGAATATCTCCTGTTGAATTATTATAATAACCGATCAAAGAGTTTCCCGATTCGTCCATGATATGTACCGTTGCTACAGTCCCAAAATCAGTTTCTTCTTCTTGCACTTGAATAACAGTACCTGTTACTTTTACCATTTTATCAAGGTAAGGAGTAATGTTCTTAAATAGATGTTTTGAAGTGATCTTACTATCTACTTCCTTTGAAGCGGCCTTTTTTGTCTCTGCAGTTACAGCTGGGAAGAGGTCAGAATGCTTTACCAGATAGTCATAGGTTTTTTGGTCGACAGCGCCACCCTCTACAAGATTAGGAACAACTAAACTCATCATTTCCGCAGTAACAGCACTTTTTGGTTCTTGTTCTTGAGTTTCTGTGCTCACCTCAGTAGCTGCAGTTGCAACTTCGGAAGCTTCTTTTTCAGCCAACTCTTTTTTCAAAGCTTCAGCTTCTTCTTTTAGTTTTTGGTTTTCTGCTTCAATTTCTGTTTGTTTGGTATCTGTTTGGCTGGCTTGTGAAGAAGAATTCTCCTTTGTATCTCCGCATGCTGATAATACTGCTACAAGTGCAAAAACCATAGTAAATAAAGCTACTTTTTTCATCTTTCCATACCTTCTCTTTTCTATGTCCCATCGGTTGGGGAATTTACTCGTACATTAGTGTTTATATGTAAACATCACTACGTAAGACGGTATACGAGGTGATGGTAAGATTTTAATTTGATAAGCCGTTCGTCAGATGTAAATCTTCACCATAGTGTGAGCCAACTCATACCGTTCCTGTGCTGATCTATAGATATAATTCTCAAGAAATAACTGTTGAGGATTTACCAATCATAGGAGCACATGTTAGAATAAAATAGGAACAAGTGTTCTAATTTTTTACTAGAAACAGGAACGGAAGTGGCATCATGGACCAAGAGAAAACAGAAGAATACGAAGTTAAGGACATTTTTGAAGAACTCGGCTTTGAACTACCAGATATTATTCTTGATTTGCTTTGTAGCGAGCATAAGAAATAATTTCTCTTATAGCATCGTCAGATAATTCATTACCTTCGTGGCGCAACATTCCTTTTAGTTTTAAGATTGCTTCATCGTCAGCTAATTCAACTGCACTAAGGAATTCTTTTGCTCCTTTTGAAATAACCTTGGATGTGCCTTGATTTGCATCACTAGTTCTTCCTAGCAAGTAATCTGTGGTTACCTCAAAACGGTCCGCAACATCATTAATAAATTTAAATGACGGTTCCCGTTCGTCTCTTTCATACATACCAATCGCGCTTTCACTGACCTTGAATATTGTAGCAAGGTCTTTTTGCGTTAAATTGTTTCCCGTGCGGATTGCACGTAACTTTTGCCCAAAAGTGGCCATTAATTATCACCCATTCATAATATTAACACAATACGTGTTAAAAAATATTCAGAAACACAAAACGTGTTGACAACACGAAATGTGTTTTATATAATAAGGTCAACAACACGATATGTGTTTTTGAAAGGTGGGGCCAACAACTATGAAACAATTGATTGCTAAGCGGCTTATTGAGCTTCGAGGCGATACCAGCAGAGAAGAAACATCACACGCTATAGGAATCAGCGTTAGTGCGTTGCAGATGTATGAAAATGCTCAGCGGATTCCGAAAGACGAAATTAAAATACGAATCGCCAATTACTATGGAAAAACAGTACAGGAAATTTTTTTTGACTTTGAACCGCACGAAACGTGTTCTTTCAAGAAAGGAGCGAGCTAGTGGATACACCTAAACAGCCCAGTGAAACCAAGGTCACTATTGATATAGGCGTGTTCGACCGCGAATTACTCGAAAGAGCGTGTCGCGAAATTAAGGCTAATAAAGAAAAGCTCGTCTCCAAGAAATCAGTCAAGTGAGGTGAACATCATGCGATTCCATTGGATCAAATCCACATCACGAGCGTGTTTCATATCTGCCGTCGCCATCCGGTCTGAACTTAAGAAAATGACGGTAGATCAAGCAATTGATTACACGTTGTCACTCGAAATTCAATGTAAGAATCCTCATCTGATATCGGAACGAGAGCTTAAGCGACTCAAGAAAGACGCTGAAGCAGTAATTCGCAAGATACAAGAAACCCGCCGAGCTGTACCGGCTGGCGGGCAATGAAGGGATCACGAGCGGGGAAGCTCATGAGACAATCATAATCCGTTGTTAACAGCAATTCCATTCCAATATGGAATATTCCGAAGAGGGAGATGAACACGCTTGGATATGAAGTTCGGAACGGTTATGAGGCTTTGCCGAGAACGAGCTGGTTTCACGCAAGAGCAAATGGCGGACAAGCTCCATCGCACGCAAGCCTGTGTAAGCAAATTTGAAAAGGATCATAAGATTCCGGACATGACGACGATGATGCGGTGGGCAGAGGTAACAGGCGCTAGAGAAGTCGTCGTTGCATTCTTGTACGGGATGGACGGGATCAACATGATTCAAAGATTGATAGGGGGATAAACGAATGTCGCGTGAACAATTGGCAGCCGAAGCGTTGCAAGCTGGAAAACATTCTTTACATAACTTGAAATTGATTCGGAAGCAGCCTGAAAGAATGTTACCTGGGAAGATGAAAAATGCAGAGGAATATCTCAACCGGATGATCCGGTTCGCGGAAGTAGAAATAAAAAATGCCCGCCTGGCACGGCGGACACTCACGTTGAGAACTCGATTAAAGTCTCTTCTGCTGCTCATTTTATCGTCTCCCGAGTCAAAGCGCAAGGGGGAATCAGTATGAAAGATACATTGTACATCCAAATCATTATTAACTATACAGAATCGGCCAAGGCCTTACGTGAGAATACGGCGGCTGTTATGTCCTTCAACGGATCGGTTCAAGGAACGGATTTCGAAGCACTTTGGCAGGAAAGGGACATGATCTACAATCGCTGGCAGAACGCTGCTTCAAGTTTGCGTGAGCTGCCGCCAGAATACATGGCACAGGCCGTGGCGGAGATTGAAAAGATTTAACGATACAAGTTATGGACAGGCCATTGTCGGCCTTGTCTCACTGCTTGCGGGACGGGTTTCATAACCAACTCCCGTTCCGTTGGCGGTGAGATGCGGCTGACGCATCAATACAGATGAAAGGAGTAACAGCGTATATGACGATTCATGAATCGGTAGGAAAAATCCTGAATCTGCTCAGCAGTCTGGCGGATGACACAAATGACGCCATTAATAATACACCGTACATCCTTCGCAGATTGGCGGAATTTACTGATGGTGAGCTCAGTGATGTGATTTCTCAACTTGAAGCAATCAGAGATCAGGCAGAAGAGTTGGAAGAAGCACACGAGAAGATTCAAGAAGAAGTTGCCGAGTTGCAAGAAGAATTAAACGAAAAATAGCCCGTTGCAGCGGGCTATCTCAGAACATTGAAAACTAAATACACGGTCATCTTACCATGGGTGACCGTCCCAAACAAGGAGAGTTGATGTTATGGCAAAGCCGCATTCGGCATATACGGTCGATTTGAGTCAACAAAACACTGAAACAAAGGTACTCCCAGCCGACATTTACAATCCGGCTGCACTTGAGATCAAGGGTAGCTTCGGAAGCATTCAGATCGTTGCTTCTGACGGGCAACTTGCTGAGATCGAATATGCGATTAAGGATCATCTTAACAAGATTAAATATCCGCAGCCGGTTCCTCCGGTTCAAGAGGAGGTAACCGCATGAAACAAATTACTTTGACTTCCCTGACCCTTCGTAATTTCAAAGGTTTACGGGATTTCGTGCTGGAAGCTGACGGTCGCAGTGTTTCTGCTTACGGTGACAATGCCACAGGCAAAACAACGTTGTTCGATGGGTTCCTATGGGCATTGTTCCATAAGGACAGTCAGAATCGGACCACTTTTGAAATTAAGGGCTTGGACGATCAGGGGCGCGTAGCTGAACACGGCTTGCAACATGAAGTCGAAGCGGTTCTGATGGTTGACCGTCGTCGGCGTTCTTTCAAAAAGGTGTACTACGAAAAATTCACCAAGAAACGCGGTGCTGCTATTGCTGAATCCAGTGGCCATACAACGGATTATTACGTTGATGGGGTGCCGGTCAAACTCAGTCAATACACTGCAGAAGTCGATGGGCTGATCAGCGAGGACATTTTCAAACTCCTGACAAGCCCTTCATATTTCAATGAGGTTCTGAAGCCAGAAGCTCGGCGTCGGGTACTCTTGGATGTGAGTGGTGAGATGACCGATGCGGAGATCATTGCAGGTAATACGCAGTTAGCACCGTTGACTGACATCTTGGGTGATCGAAGCCTTGAAGATCACCGTAAAGTGATCGCTGCTCGGCGTTCGGAGATCAACAAAGAGTTGGATAAAATTCCTGTTCGCATCGATGAAGCCCGCCGAAGCATGCCAGACGTGTCCGACTTGGATGCTGAACTGCTTCAGGAGGACATCGAAACGATGCGAGGCAGGGTGGATGCCAAGACCGCAGAGCTCCAACGCATTCAATCGGGTGGTGAGTTATCGACCAAGCAGATTCGCCTGCGTGAGATCAAAGCGGAACTGACAGACATCAAGCAACGTGTACAAGCAGATGGATTACAAGCAGTTGCAGGGCAACAAGGAAGGCTGTCGCAATTACGAGGGGAAGCATCCGATTTACAATCTCGGATCTCATCTGGACAGCGGGAAGCTGATCAGCTCAAAAGGCAGATTGCCCGTTCTGATAGCCAAGTCAAACGGCTTCGCGAAGAGTGGAACACCGCAAATAGTCTTGAGTTTCACATACACGAGCATGACGATAACTGCCCTACATGCGGACAATCGTTGCCTGTTGATCAAATGCAGACAGCGCAAGACAAAGCACTTGCTGACTTTAACCTCGACAAATCGAAGCGTCTTGAAGGGATAAGCAATGATGGTAAACTCGCTGCTGCAGAGAAAAGCGATCTTGAAAAGGCGTTGAAAGCACTTGAGGATGAGTCAACCAAACTGCAGGAGGAAGTTGCATCGAAGGCAGCAGAAGTTATGGCGGCTGAAGCAACCTTACAAAGTTTGCAAACGAACGTTGCCGATCCTGCAGATGATTCGGAATACCAAGCCAAGCAACGCGAAGGTGAGACGGTTAGCGCTGAGATTGAGCAACTTCGTTCTTCGGCTGCTGATGCTATTGGAAAGGTTCAAGCTGAGATCAGATTGATCCGCTCGCAGGTGGACGACCTGGAATCAGACAAAGCGAAACTGGCGACAGTAGCGGCTACTGAGAAGCGGATCACTGAGCTGAGCGAGGAAGAGCGGAAGCTTGCAGGAGAGTTCGAGAAGCTTGAACACGAGCTTTACCTTACAGAAGAATTCACCCGCACGAAAGTGTCGCTTCTTGAATCCAAGATCAATAGCAAATTCAAATATGCCCGGTTCAGACTCTTTGAAGAACAGATCAATGGTGGTCTGAAGGACGTTTGCAAGACATTGTTCAACGGAGTTCCATATGAGGGCGGTTTGAACAACGCTGCTCGGATCAACGTAGGTTTGGACATCATCAATACGCTTGGACAGCATTACGGATTCTCAGCACCGATATTTGTGGACAATGCTGAAGCCGTGACGCAGCTCATCGATACAGATGCCCAAATGATTCGTTTGGTTGTTCCACCGGCATTCAGTAGTTTGCCAGAAGAAGTACAGGAAGAACTCAGCAAACAACATGGCAGTTATGAAGATGCTGAAGCTGCTTGGAGAGACAGAAACAAGAAGCTCCGTTTGGAGCATAACGACATCCAGGAGGCGATTTAATTGAGTACAGAAAAACAACAAGCTCCCCAACCAGGGGAGCAAGCAATTGCTAAAACAGAACCGACACAATCTGAACGTTTTATGACCAAAGTCATTTCCGAATTTGGTTCAAGCGTTGGCGAAGTTGCTCTTACCAACTTCCAGAAACGTCTTGCTCAGAATTACTTTATAGCACTGGATGCAGTGTTGAAGACTGCAGAAGAAAAGCGCCTGAAAAAATCTGACCAGTATCGTGATCCTGTTCCTATGACTTGGGCGAACGTGAACATGGATAAGTTGTCACGCGATGTAGTTGCTTATGCTCGTATTGGTTTTGATCCAGCGCAGCCAAATCATATTAGCTTGATACCTTTTAAAAATAACAATACAGGTAAATACGATATCGGCTTTATCGAAGGGTATCGGGGCCTTGAACTCAAATCAGTGAAATACGGCTTGGAAGTTCCTGACCATGTAACTGTTGAACTGGTTTACTCCAATGATTACTTTGCACCTATTAAGAAAGATGCAAACCACCCACATGAAAGTTATGAGTTTGAGATAAAAAATCCTTTTGACCGTGGGACTATCCTTGGCGGATTCTATTTTCACTCTTTTATCAAAACTCCTCAAAAAAATAAATTAGTCATGATGACCCTCAAGGAGATTGAAAAACGTAAACCAGAAAAAGCGAGTGTTGAGTTCTGGGGCGGAGAGAAAGATGTTTGGGAGAATAAGAAAAAGGTTGGTAAGGAGACAGTTGAAGGATGGCACGAAAAAATGTGTTGGAAGACCGTTTATCGTGCGGCGCACAACGATATCACCATTGACTCACAGAAGATAGACGATGATTATCTGCGCCTGAAACAGATAGAGAGCGACTTGTCAGATGCTGAGGTTTCAGAAGAGATTAGAGCGAATGCAAATCGTGACGTAATTGATGTTACCCCGCCACACCTGGATGATGTTCCTAACGATGATCAACCTTCAGGTGATGAAGATACTTCCGGTGGAACTGGACCTGGATTCTGATGATCGAAATTACTTCCCTCGGCTCCAGTAGCGCGGGTAACGCCTACCGAATCACGGATGGAAAAACGCCGCTCCTGCTGGATGCAGGGCTTCGATATAAAGACATTCAGCGCGGTCTTGCCTTCCGTGTGTCGGAGCTGGCCGGATGCCTTGTGAGTCATGATCATGGCGACCATAGTATCGCTATCAAGGATCTGATGAAGGCAGGAGTGGACATATACACCAGTTCCGGTACCGCAGATGCTTTGCGTCTCGACAGTCACCGTGTGCTGCGTGTATCGGCACTTGAGCCGTTCACCATTGGTACCTGGTCAATTCTACCGTTTGATACACAGCATGATGCAGCGGAGCCCCTGGGGTTCCTCTTGGCTAATACAGCAGGGGACAAGCTTCTGTTTGCGACAGACACCTATTACATCAAGCATCGTTTTACCGGACTCACTCACATCATGATCGAGTGCAATTATTCCATTCAGATCCTTAATCAAAATATTGCCGCTGGCCATGTGCCGGCGGTGATGAAACATAGATTACTTCGTTCTCACTTTTCGCTCGAGAACGTGAAGGAATTCATCAAAGCCAATGACATGCGGCGGGTGCAGGAGATTCACTTGCTTCACCTGTCGGACAACAATTCCGATGAAGCACTGTTTAAACGAGAGATAGCAGCACTGACAGGCAAGTTGGTATATGTAGCGGGTAGGTGATCGATATGAACGATCTGTCAGGCAAGCCGCTCCTGAAGAGCATGATGGGGGATCGGATTTGGAAGTTGTTTGATACTGACAAGGCAGCCTTTCAACGTGAAACCATTACGTATTTTGAACGCGGGTACCCTGATTGGGAAGTAAAGCGGGCCAAGTATCCGCATGTATTCTTACAAAATAGAAAGGGTCGATGATACATGGCAACTGTTAAGCAAGTCTCTGTTGGGGCTTCATATACGAAGAACCTGGGCAATTTCCAAAGTCTGAAAGTGGAAGCCAGCATTGTTGTTGACTTACATGACGATGATGATCCAGAAGCTGTATACGTTGATGCATGGGAAAGGGTCCAAAAACAAGTTCGAATTGGATTAGGAAGGAGCAATCAGAATGAACAACAGCACACAGACCAGCAGAAAAGCGACATTTAACCAGCTCCAGAAGATGTTTGAGGAAGCTGTAATTGAAGGGCCAGAAGCTATCGAATCCCATTTAAGAGACGTTGCTTTTTCATTGGGAGCACAGGCAGCTATCATCACTGAACCGAACCAAATGCCAGATGCAATCAACGATCTAATTGCACAATTCGGACATGGAATACAAACGGTTATTCAAGAAATTACAGGTAAAGAAAGCAAGTTCGATGTCGCTGTTTACGCTGTTCAACAGAAATAACATTGGTGTATGGCACTGAAATCACGGCTGCTACGGGAGGGGGAGACGCAAGTGACCGAGACAGCCAGACCGACCCTTTCCGGGCTTCTGGAACAATTTGAAGCCATTGGCGGGCCGGAAGAGTTTGGTCCTGAAGGGATAGCAATAATGATTGCCTTATGGCGACGCAGTGCAAAGCTTGGGTGGCGTAAGGCATGGAAAATGACCAATAAGGATCTCATGGTCCAAACGGGAATTACGAACAAAGGTACGCTAAATGCTCATCGAAAAAAGCTCGTTGATGCAGGATTGATTGCTTACATTCAACCACCAAGAGGGCAATCAAAAGGAGATTACAGCGTCGAATTCGACTTGTTGGGTGTGGGAGTGGAACAAAATTTGAACCACTCGGATAGCTACTCCGACGAAGTAGGGCAGGAAGTGGAACAGAAATTAGACCACTTTGAAGGAGTAGGTGAGAAAGTAGGACAAAATTTAAACCACTTTCCACAAGTAGAACGAAAAGTGGAACAAATTTTAGACCCTGTATTAAAAGATCTTCTTCTTTCTTCTTCTGCTTCATCTTCTGCTACTGCAGACGGAAATCAAATTGATCGTCCACCTGATCCGGAGTATGAATCATTTTACTCAGCTCACAAGCGAGTGTTTGGATTCGAGTGCAATCCATTCCAAGCACAGCAACTTATCGTTTACATCGATGAGGACCACATGGACGAGGCTGTGGTTATACGGGCGATGGAACGTGCGGCATTAGCTGCTTCAGGGTACAGGTTCACCCTTATTACCAAGATCCTTGGAGATTATCTGAGGTCTGGGGCCAAAACATTTGAAGCAGCCAAAGCGTTGGACGATGCTTTCGAAGCAAGGAAAGGTTCTTCAGTTACAACAGGTTCTGTACCGAGTGGTCGGAGACAACAACCGTTAAGGCAGCAAAAGAGGGACAGTTTAGAACAAAGGCTGAGGGAGGAGGAAGCCCGTGGAAAAGGCTGATGTTATTCGATTGTTCATGGCGATCACCGACGAATACCCGACTTTCGATGACAGTGAAGAGAATGTGGATCGCCACTACAAGCATCTTCAAGATTTTCCGTATGAAGCAGCTATTCAAAACTTGGATCAGCATATCAAGACTATAAAGTGGCCGCCGACCATCTCGGAGATCCGCGGAAGACTTGGCGAACAGATTGAACGTGAACGGATGCGAGATTTAACAGAAACATATTTTGCGGAGAGAGAAGCAGCGGCTCTTAAGGCTTGCCCGCCGCCGCCGGGATGGAAGGATGAGTTACTTGCAAAGCTTCGACATAGAAAATAACCTTCCCCACAGTATGCAGTTTGAACAGGCTGCCCTGGGTGCATTGATACTGAAGTCAGTGGAAGCTTTGGAACATGCAGAGATACTCACTGCAGATGCGTTTTACGATAAGGCCCATAGCCTAATTTACAAAACGATTGCAGGATTAGCTGAAAGGCAAAATCCGATCGATCTGGTTACAGTAACGGAAAGCCTGAAGGATAAAGGTGAGCTGGATGACATCGGTGGAGTGAGTTACCTTGCTAAGTTGGCGGGGGGAGTACCGACTGCCGCAAATGCCGGTTATTACTTCGAACAGCTTCAGGATATGGCAGTTCGCAGGGATCTGATCCGGACTAATATGCTTCTGATACAGCAAGCTGCTGCTGGAACCGAACTGTCGCAGTTAATGTCCAGCGTTCAACAAGCACAGAACAAATTAACTGATCGAGCAGCACCAAAACAGGATTTTAAGCGCATTGAAAATGTGTTGATCGAAGTTGTGGAATCTGCTGAGGTTCGTTTTGACAACTTTAAGAACGGTACAGTCACAGGTATTCAAACAGGCTTTACCGATTTGGACAGTATCACAGCCGGATTGCAAAAGAGTGATTTGATTATTGTTGCTGCTCGACCATCAGTAGGTAAAACGGCTTTCGCTCTGAACATTGCCCAGAACGTCGCCATTCGGAATACCGAACCTGTAGCTATATTCAGCTTAGAAATGTCAGCAGCTCAGCTTGTTCAGCGGATGGTGTGTGCCGAAGGGAACATCGACGCGAGTAACATGAGGATGGGCGATTTTGCTTCAGGCGATTGGACAAAGTTTGCTGAAGCAGTCGGAATCCTAGGTGCAACAAATATTCGTATCGACGATTCGCCAGGTATTACTGTTCACGAGATCCGTGCGAAGTGTCGCCGCCTTAAAAAGCAGGAAGGACTGGGGATGATCGTCATCGACTATCTTCAGCTCATCGCAGGTCGTCAGGGAAAAGGTTCTGAGAATCGACAGCAAGAAGTTTCCGAGATTTCAAGGACTTTGAAGCAATTGGCTCGTGAATTGGATGTTCCGGTTGTTGCATTGTCCCAGCTCAGCCGAGCGGTTGAACAACGCCAGGATAAACGTCCCATGATGAGTGACTTGCGGGAATCGGGTTCGATCGAGCAAGATGCCGACATCGTAGCGTTCCTGTACCGGGATGACTACTATAACCAGGAGACCGAGAAGAAGAACATCATAGAGATCATCATCGGTAAACAGCGGAATGGCCCAGTAGGCACCGTTGAACTGGTCTTCCTGAAACAATTCAATAAATTCGTGAACTATGAGCGGAAGCATAACTATGGCCCAACGCCACCGGAGCCTGAAGATATAGAAAAACGCCAATGGGCGTAAGGAGGGAACGAGCATGAAGCAAGGTAAACGGCTTACCAAGAAACAAAAAATTGATCTGCTTAAGGCCAGACCAGGCGTAACGTTGGAAAACTGGTTGTCTGAGCGGGAAACGTCTGAAGGTGTTGTACTGCTGAACAAGCATTCGGGGAAACGCTGGTTGCTGGACAAGATCGATGGCATGTTGCGGCCGTACAAGGTACGTACTTGATGGGCAGTCCTTATACCAGATGGTCGGTGTCAGAGTACATGAGACATCGATTCATGAACACGGGACAAGTTCCTGATCGGGATGAGCTGCAGGCGGAATTTGAGGGAATTGATCAAACTGAGCTCCGTGAAGGGATCGCTGAGTTTGATGCAATTGTCGGAACTGGAGGTGCAACGTGCGAAAGCTGATTGATCCGCACCATCAGACACATTTGAGTTTTGTTGTCCGCGGCGACGATGGCCGTAAACTGGCCGAGGTGTTTGTCATTAAGCGGGACATGCTGCCTGCACGTCAAAGGCGTAGAGAAAGAACGAAAGGACGGCGAACCAGATGATCACTTTCACGGTATATGGTGAACCGGTGGCGCAGGGGCGTCCAAAAGCTTCGACCAGAACAGGTTTTGTGAAGATGTACGATCCGAAGAAATCCAAGGATTACAAAGATTACGTGAAGCTGGCAGCCAGTGAACACGCACCTGATGCTTTGTTACTCGGACCTATCGGCATGGTGTTGACGGTTTACCGATCTATACCAAAATCCATCAGCAAAAGCCCAAAGAAGGCGATGCTCGCCGAAGCTGGTCACATCGTACCAACAACCAAACCGGATGTGGACAATTACCTGAAGGGTGTAAAGGATGCCCTGAAAGGTGTGATTTGGAAGGACGATAGCCAGGTTGTTGAGGTGTTTGCCCGGAAGCGATACAGCGCACGACCACGCATTGAAGTGAAAATCAAGGAATTATCACAATTATAAAATTTGAGGAGATGACTGGAATGATTAAAAACTTTGCAAAATTCAGCGCAACTATGGGAAAAGGATTTAAAGTCGGGGAGTCTGATGTGGAGATTAAACTTACTTTGCCGTTGAAGGTTGTTCAGGATAATTTCATGTTCTTGTCCACTAACCAAGGTGAAAAAATCAATGTGTTCCTAGGAGATCCACAAGCTGCATTTGAGTTTGAAGAGGATGAACGGGACGCTATGTACCGTACTTGGGACAGTGGTCGCCGTGTAACGACGGATGCGTCAGGTGTAGTAACACAGATCGAGAAGCCGGGTTCTGAACCAGAGCAGGACGAGAATCAAGCTCAGTTATTTGGACCAGCAGAGCCGCCAATTGATCAAGAGCAGCTAACGGGAGACGGTCAGGAAACGGGAGAAGGTGACGACCAGCCAACTGTTCCACCGACAGGCGCCGATGATCCGAGTAGTGATTCCGATGATCCATACGGTGATAACGAAAACAATGACATTCCAGACTGGATGAAGGATGGCGGCTATGATCAGTCCGGATCGAGGGAAATGGACTTCTCTTCCGAGGAATCGCAAGGTGATCAACAGCCGTCAGCAGATCAAGATCCACCTGCAGGTAATGCAGAAGGAGGTTCTGGTGATGTTGATCCGGACGAACTGGAGCGCTACATCTTGGAGAACCGCCCGATTATTCCTGAAATCACATTAGACATCCCCGCTGCCATTGAACGTAAGCGCGGCAGTGATGTGACATGGCGTGAAATTGCAGCCGACTTGGGCATGTCTCAAGGAAAACTGAGTGGTATGCTTTCCCGCTACAAGAAGGCTGTTAAAGAACAAATGGTAGGTAGCGGGGTAGCTTAAGCCCCCTTCACTTAGCAGCATCCCCCGGTCTAGCGTTAGCCGGGGTGATCAACTGCATTCAATAAATAGAAAACATGTACTAAATCTTTAATCTTCAGTGATTTTCAAGTCAATAGTATGTCTACAGTTGGGACACTTTTTAGTAGCAGTAAAAGTCTTCTTTTGATTGATTTCGAGAAGCGAGACTAGCTGGATTAACAAATTAGGTAGTGAAGCAAACGCAAGTAACAATGTAACAGTGCTCATAGCTACGGTATCAATTAATGCTGCTTTGTCTTGGAGCATTCCAGCAATAAAGAAGCCTAGTACTATTACAAATATTACAACAAAACCTATATACGTTAGTCCCCAAGTAATCTTTGTCCATTTCCATACTGTCTTTATTTTCATATTATTCAAGCTCCTTCTGTGCAGCTTGCCACTGCTTCCAGTGCCATTTGAGAGCTTTGTCATGAGGTAGCTTCTGAAGATGGCTCAAATCTTGACGAGTGATTTGTATGCTCTGCGTGGTGGTTTTACTCGAGACATGAATTTTTAATGTATCAGGGTCAAAAGAAAACAGTCCTGAATCGTATGCCAAATGATGATTTCCACACAAGACAAGTCCGTTACGTGGATCGTCAGAACCATTTGATTTTTTTGGGATAATGTGAGCAGCCTGGAGCAGTGATAGTGCTTGCATTGCACATACCGCGCAGCAGGGACCATAACGTTTAACTACATTAAATTTAAATTTTGGCTGGCCAGTTCTGCTACTCACTGTAATAGTCCTGGAAGGGGCATTAGGAACAGTTGGTTCAAAAGTCGTATCATCCAGGTGGTCTATCTCATTAGGCTGAGTCGAAAAGTTTCGAGGATTCAACTCTATCAGAAAAGTTCTGGATATATCATCCCAGGAAACGACTTTACCCAACTGCACTTTCCTCATCTTCTTTCCTACTTCAGAAATCACGAAAATTGGTAGGTTGAAAATAGCTGCATTTTTAGCAGATTGAATCTCATTCCTATCTAAAGAGCTATGTCTATCTGTTACTGGATAATGATATATTATTTCGTTTTCAGAGACTTCATCAGGATAGTGCCTACCTGTATGTAATATTGATACTGCTATTCCTGCTTTATCTTCGGTATAACTCTGAGTCGTTGTGGCATCACGATATATGCCGGCTTGTCCCAAGAAGAAGCGGGACTGATTAAGAATTCGGGGTTCTACATTGTTGGGGTCGTTCTCGCTTACTAAACGATTCCACATGGAATCTCTTCTAGCTAATTCTAAACTTATTGATTCTGTCATGTAACTAACACCTACTATTCGTTTAATTAATATATTTTTACATGGTTTTGCCTTATAGGCAATGAGCATTTGAAAGGAGATAACTATGAAGGTACCTCGCATCCTGCACTATCCCGGCAGCAAGTGGAGCATAGCCGATTGGATTATCAGTTACATTCCGCAACATCAAACTTATTTGGAGCCATTCTTTGGATCCGGTGCTGTGCTGTTCAATAAGTCCGTTAGTGCATTGGAAACAATCAATGATATTGATGGTGATGTTGTAAACCTGTTTAAAGTCATTCGCGAGCGGCCAGAAGAACTATCATTCTCTGTTGAGTGGACCCCATACAGTAGAGAGGAATACTACCTTTCATATGAGACTGTAACGGACGAACTGGAACGAGCGAGACGCTTTCTGGTCCGGACATGGCAGGCTATCGGTGCGAAGACGAGTGACCGCACTGGATGGCGTAGTAACATCCAATATGAGAAGGCTCCGCACAAGATATGGCCGAAACAATGGCAAAACGTTCCTGATGAAATTATGCGGTGCTGTGGCCGTTTGAAAGATGTGCAAATTGAGAATCAGAATGCGATTCAACTGCTTAAAAGATATAAATACACAGATGTTTTGGTGTATGCAGATCCACCGTACTTGCTGGAAACAAGATCATCAAGGATGTACCGTCATGAAATGGCTGAAAAAGGCGAAACCGACCAAGAAGCACATATGAAATTACTGGACGTATTGGATGAACATCCAGGACCTGTTTTGCTATCAGGCTACCGTCATCCAATGTACAACGAGCGACTGAAACATTGGCATCGCGAGGAACGAGCATCAACAGCAGATCGTGGTAAACCGCGTGTGGAAGTCCTCTGGATAAACCCGGTCGCTGCCGGACAAGTCGGACAAATGCAATTATTCTGAGGAGCTGGATGAAATGGCAATTTCGACGGAAGTTATCCGGCTAATCGATCAGAAGCTTGCAACTTTGATCCGGTCCGGTTGCCGCATCGATCAGATCAAAATGGTATGTGCTACAGGTACGGAACTGGTACAGCAAGGATCAGTTGAAACGGGGTTTGGTAAGTTGCGGGTAGAGCCTAGTAACTTTGTGCCGCCGGGTAAGTCATATCTGATCGAAGACCGGTACCGAGGATTTACATGGGTACGAAATTCAAAAGACAAGGAGAGGAAGCACAGTGGCAACGAAAGCAACATTAGAGAAGATTCTCAGCCGTCGGCAGAAGGAAGTCTATGACTATATTCGACTATTCATTGAAGACAACGGTTATGCTCCTACGATCAGGGAGACTGCTGAAGCGCTCATGTTGTCGTCATCTTCTACTATTCATTCACACATTAACACACTCATTCGAAAGGGATACCTTACACATACAGCAGGAGGAGTTCGCACCTTGGCGTTGACCAAGAAGGGCAAACGGCCAAAGGTCGTGACCCAATCAGGTATCCTGAAATGGATTCAAGATCAAGGTATTGAGGAAAAACATGATGCCAACGTATATAATTTGTTGTCAGATTTGCAGGAAGGCATTCAATCGGGGAGGATCTGCTGATGATCGATTATCGCAAAGTAAAAACGGTAGTGTGGACACCAGAGCAGATAGCAAATCACTTGAAGGTAATTGGGGCTGAGCATCCACCAAAACGGCCTGACAAGCTGCAAAAGGCTGTAACTGCTCCGCAACAGCATAATGGTAACAGTAGGTACTACAAACGTGGAGGTGAGTGGTAGTTGGAAAGGAATTTTAGAGCATTGCTTTTAGAATACGGATATCCGGAAGACTTGGTAAGTGGATGGAGTGCTGAAGACTGTGAAGCGGAGTGGGATCAATTTTGCAGTAAGGTCCTCCAGGAATAACAAATATCCCCCGCAAGCTTGGCGGCACGGCGGGGGAAACATCAAATAAACCTCACCAAAAATTATAACACGGTGAGGGGATCAAAATGGGGAAACGCCGAAAAAACAACTTACAATTAACTTTTAACATACTGCCGATCGACGAGAAAGCTACCCGCCGCGCTGTGGAAGAATTTATTGAAACCGTTCGTCAGTACCGGCAGATCGGGTTCGTTAGACGTGAGGCAGCAATCACGCAGGCTTATGTATATAGAGAACATCAATCCACTAATGCAATCAGCAAACAGACTGAACGGATTGCAATTTATAATGTCGATAAAGAGGCTGAACTGAAGGAAAAGGATCGGTTACTCAGTTTGGCAATGGAGAGACTTTCTTCAATACAATGTGATGTCATCCAGCGAAGTTATTTAGATAACGAGGGTGAGTATGATGCGATTATTTCAGGAGAACTGGGATTAAGTGATAGGACATTTCGTAGGGTTAAAACCGAAGGGCTAAATATTTTAGGTTCAGCTTTGGGACTTGAAGTGTATTTTGAATCAAAAGAAGAAATTGGGGTCGGCTAAATGCCGGCCTATTCCTATTTTCCTTTTTTTCCGATATATGTTTAAAAGGGGGAGTTCATTTGGGATTTAAATATTCAAGTGCGAGTAGATATTTATTAATGAAACATGGAGCTACTGGGAGTTTCTTTAAGTGTTTCGGCTCAATTAGTTTGAACACATCCTCGGAACTAAAAAAGAGGATAAAAGAGAAGCATCCTAATTTAGATGAGTTGGGTGTAATTAGAAGCGGAATTACTACTCAAGCTGAGATAGCTAAGCAAATTAATCTTATTTGGGTTATTGTTACATTCGTGTTAACTGCTATCTTATCTCCAACTGTTTTTTATTTAGGACAAGGTCTAAAACCTGTTGATTGGCAACATGAGAAAAATATGTACCTCTATAAAGAAGCACTAGTCCCAGTGGAAAGTCTTGAGGAAAAAGCGGAATATATAACAGAGGCTATATTAAAAGAGTCAGCAGACTACGCAAAATATATAAGTAGCCTTCAAGATGCTCATGGGAGAATGCTGATTATAGTTATGATGATGCTACTATTAAGCTTTTCGCTATTCTTTCTGAGATACCAGTGGATCATAAGTTTAAAAGATTGTATAGATAGCGCTTATATGGAACAAGAAAAATTTCTTAAAGATGTGAAGGAATCAAGTAAGAACATAAAGGAGGAAAGAGAGAATCGTTTGAAGAAAAAAAAGTGACCTATTTTTGACCGATATATGGCCATATGATGGCCGTTCGTTGGACTTTAGGCGTGATATATTTGTATTGTGGAAATCGAGCGAGAATGAAACGCACAGCTGCACATGCGGCATATGACTGGGGCGTTCCTCTTCTCGCCTTTTTTTCAAAAATTAGAAGATTAATTGTTTCAATGTTTTCAAAAGCAAATTTGAGTAAATTAGCAAAATGATTATCAATACTACAATCATTGTTCTCCCCATTAATGCTGAGTAAAATTCATTTAAAATGAAGGAGACGATTAGAATCATGAGATTTAATAAAACATAAAACACTGTAATGTATATAAAATCCAGAATGTCCTGTTTTATTTTTCTATCTTGTCTTGTATTATGCGAAGCTAGTGCTGCTACTGCTGCCAGTAACGCTGAATAACCAATGGCAAGTGTAAAATTAACAGACGTTACTTTCTCAAATATTTCACTAAGGTTGTTTATATCGTTAGTACCTTTAAATAAAAACACTACTGCAAAAAACAAAACAGCAAATGAAACAAAAAGTGTAGCAGACGTTAAAAGTTTTGTATGCATGAAATCCCCCCAAAAAACAATATTTTATAAACAATATCATCTATTTAAATTCTTTACTATGAACTAACAAATAGTTTTTCAAAGTATGAAATAGCGAGGGATTCAAAGGAAATCGTGTGCTAGATCGTTGTGATCGAGTTTAATCTTCCTTTTTTCGCTTGACTTGATTTTGACAGCTTCAGTAAAATGGTCTTGTTCTTCCTCTATAGTTACAAAGCACGTATGCATTTAAAGCAAAGAGCGCAGCGTTTTTGCGGCGACCGTTTCGGGCGCATGCTTTTTAGGACGTAACACCAACTTCATACATAACACATTTAAAGTCGTTCCTTCACTGGATCGGCTTTTTTTCATTGGAGGAATTGAAGTGATCAGCAGAAGACGGAAGAAGATACGCATTCGTCCTAACAAGCAGCCTGAGAAATGCAAAGGTTGTGTATGGGGCAGATGGGATGGAGTGAAGCAGTTTTGTAGTAGACCTGTTTGTTCTAAAGAGGAAAAATCTTCCTGATGTCGAATTATGATGTCGAGAGGAGGTGCTGTTAATGGGATACAGAGATATTCTAGATAAAATAACAAAGATATATCCTGAGCTTATCGATCAAGATATAGCTGATATCATCCGCTCAACAGGTACGCAACATCCCTTTTGGAAAAAAGTCGAGAAACTGGATGATGCGATAAAAGGGAAAATGGAGCAAACAAGATTGACTGAACTGTCTAAAGAATTAGGTCTACGAAAGTAATAACACATTAAGCATCCTTCGGGGTGCTTTTTCTATATCAAAACGAATCTAAATTGTTTGCAACCATAATATCCCAAAGCGCGTATATCATCTCTAGCACGTTCTAATAGTGTTAGGGGAGGTGGATTGTAATGGTTATTGTGAAAACGTATCTCCAAGAATCTAATGGATCATCTGAAAGTTGGAATGATCATGAACTTGAATTAAATGAAGCGCAAGTTGCAGCATTGTTGAGTTCTGATTTAATTGAGTATCCAAAAGCCCATTCGACGGGAACATCTTCAGTAACGGTTAAATTAGTTGGTAAGGAGTTTTCTTTGTATAACTTAAAAAAGCCTTATTGGAAACTTACATTTAGAACAGTTGAGTAATAATCCATAGAATGGGAGTGGATCATTTTGTCTAAATATTTTGATATTTTACAAAAATTCGATTCTGTTATTGATTGTTACGAAATTGTAGGTGAGTGGGAGATATGGGTTAAACATGATCACATTGGGCATCAGCTGGTCAAAATAAAAGTTAAGTTAGGCAAAGATGGGCAGTATCACTTTGACACAAGCCACTTGTATAAAGGGACTGGACAATCTGGTCCTTACAGAATGTCCAGGTCACACGGTAGTAGTGTAAGTGAAGCTTTAGATAGTGCCATGATGCAACTCTTTATGTTCTTCAAAAAAGAAGACGAGGATGCTAAATGGATACTTAATGAATTTTATTAAGAAAAAGCACCCATTGTGGTGCTTTTTCTTTTGCTCTCATATGACAGAATGTGCGCCGTTCTGAGCTTCTTTATATGAGAACGTCCGTTTGCAGGGATCAGTTCATTGAAGAGCGGAGAACAGCGTCTGAGTGAGCCTACGCATGCATATGAGGTCATCCAAACGTTGAAACCAACTCAACTTAATTCTATGGTATTATTGCCCAAAGGGATGGTGTTCAAATGGAACAGTTAATCACAATTGAGCAATTGGAAGAGTTGTCGCAGGAACAAAAGAATAATCTTAGAGATTGGTGGTATGCAAGTAATCCCGGCAGGTTTGACTTGTATGTGGTGTTGTACAAGTACGACGATGGGTTGAAGTACGAAGGGCCATTTGTTAATTCAGGAGTAAGGGATTTTGCTGAAGACTTCACTACAGGCGAAGCACTTCCTCTTCTCTCCATCGGGCAGATGATCGAGATCATAAAGTTTAAGGCTCTGAGTGAGTTTACTTTCAAACATAGTCATGATACGAGATATGACTATAACAAATGGGATATACCGCAATTTCAATTGCCTGATGGTGGACTAAGCCATTACATAATCCATCCAGAGTTGCGTGATGGCTTATGGTTGGCGGTTAAAACAGTTCTTAATTATAAGTAAATATGATTAGCGAGGACGAGCCTTTGAGCTGGTCCTTTTTTATTTCTTCATTCTTCTTGTAATCTCTCGTTGCCCGAGATACCAAAAATAAACCTTAAGTGCGACGAGTAGATCAGGCAATGTGTCACTCAGTAGAGTGTGTAAGAGTTCATAAATCATTTCGTTTGTCATGTGGATATTCCTCCTAATTGTTTTGTCAGCTTAACAATCGGAGCATCCCCCCAGATAGTTGCTGAGAGTTTGGAATTTAATTTTGAGGTGATGGATATGTATATCAGAATCGTGCCGATCGATCAGATTAATGCAGCAGCCTACAACCCCCGTGTTGACCTTCAGCCAGGCGATCCCGAGTACGAGAAGCTTCGCCGCAGCATAGAGGAATTCGGCTATGTGGAGCCAATCGTCTGGAATGAACGCACCGGGAACATGGTCGGCGGTCATCAACGGTATAAGATCATGGTCAATGAGCTTGGCCATACTGAGCTGCAGGTATCCGTGGTGGATCTGGACGATCAGCAGGAAAGGCTCCTGAATATTGCTTTGAATAAGGTTTCGGGACGCTGGGATGATGAAGCTTTGGGCAAGTTGTTGGACGAATTGCAGGACAGCGGGGCAGATTTAACACTGTCTGGCTTTGACCAGGAGGAATTTGAGGACTTAATTGCAGAGTTCGGTACTATACCTGATACGGAAATTGAAGTTCCAGTCACTGAGGATGATTTTGACGTTCAAGGTGCATTGGACAATATCAGCGAGCCTGAGACACAACTGGGAGACATTTGGCAGCTCGGCCCACACCGTCTAATGTGCGGAGATTCAACCAGTGAAGAGGATGTCGGTTGCCTGATGGATGGGGAGCTGGCCGACCTGGTAGTGACTGACCCACCTTACAACGTTGCTATTGAAAGCGACTCTGCCCGCTTGGCTGCAGATGGACGAAGCAGCATACAGAACGACGATATGCCCGCAGAGGAATTTGTGGGCTTTTTGCATGCAGTTTTTGAACGTTATGCCAGTTTGATGGGTCCGGCAGCAGGTATTTATGTTTTCCATCCCTCTTCCTATCAGCGTGAATTTGAAGATGCAATGAACGCTGCAGGTATCACGGTCTGCAGTCAGTGCGTGTGGGTTAAGAATGCTGCATCATTCGGCTGGTCACAGTACCGCTGGCAGCATGAACCTGTTTTCTATGCTCACTTAAAGAAGAAAGCCCCCTCTTGGTACGGGGATCGTCGCCAAAGCACTGTATGGCGTTCGGGGTTGATGATGGAGGGGCCAGAGCCATCGACGGTTTGGGAAGTCTCCCGCGGGAATGTTGGCAAATACGTTCATCCAACACAAAAGCCACTGGAGCTCTTGGCCATTCCGATCAAGAACAGTAGCCGACCTGGGAACACGGTTGTGGATCTCTTTGGCGGTAGCGGGTCAACGCTTATGACTTGTGATCAAATGGATCGCCTTTGCAGAACGATGGAAATTGATCCTAAGTTCTGCGATGTAATCAAGCAGCGGTACCAGGAGTCCACCGGCATTGAGCCTGTACTTATTCATCGTGTTATTCCCACGACATAATTAAAAGGAGGACGCGGTAACGTCCTCCCATCAACCCAGGGTATCCCCCGGCTGAGATAGCGGCCCGCCGCGCGCGGCATTTATCGACACCGCCGCTATCTCGTTTTCCATCATAACGGAAAGTCGGGGATTCCACATGAGAACACAAGATGAAATTTTGTTGCAGCACGAACTCGAAGTCGCCGAGGGTATCCTTGAGAGTAAGGAGCAATACAGGAAGATCGTCAAGGCATCAATTGCCCAGTGGGTGAAAGACCTGCAGGCTGGAAATATAAAGATGCAGACTGTCCAGGACCTGGAACGTCTCATTGAATTGGATATCAAGCTTCAACAGGATGATTTTTGATCTAATATAGATATTACTTTTCTATTACCTCATCTATTAGGTTGATAATAATAGTATATGTTGTAATTATTCTGGAACTTTTACTGAGCTGTTTAGTAATCTTCTCTGCTAACACTGCACATACAAGAATAACAAGAACAAGGAATACAATAAAATATTTAATCAGAGGTTCTTGGGGGTTGTATATACTTGAAATTAAACTAATTAAGCATGCTAATAGTGAGATTACTATAGCCATAATGGTTAGGAAATTTCCTATCATTCCTGCAGAGGATAACTGACTCTGGTAATAAATTTTAGCATCCTTCAAATCTTCCTCACTCATTTTGGTTGCAATCATTAATAGGTGTGTTCTAGCTATCTTTATATCTTCAGGAGTTTGAGCTTTCTTTTTCATAAAGTATTTCTCAATCTCTTTTATTCTTTCATATGACATGGTCCATGGCCTCCTATTGTTATGAGAAATTTATCGGTGTGAGTGAAGCATAAAATTAGTATATTACGGTGATGGGATGGATGGATACAACTAGCGAAATGAAGAAATTTACAATGTAACAGAATGGAGGAATTCATGTGTCCGTTAAAAGCTATCAAAAGATCATTCCGGCTACGGCCATTCAGTTTGAGGGAAACAGCTCGACACATACAGATGAGATCTTCACTTTTGTTCAGTTTCCCATTTCAATCAATCTGGCGGGAAATGTTGTAGAGCTTCGAGTGATCGTTGACCCGTTGAAACCCTTGGTGGTGCTTGTCGGGGATTATATTGTTAAGGACGCAGCCGGGACACTGAAACACATGAAGCAGGCTGAATTTGAAGCTGAATACAATGTAGTGAAATAGGGGCTGTGACGGGCGACTGTCACGGTCCTTCTTTGTTGGGGGTGGTGATGAATGTAGATGGCCAGAGTGAGAAGTCCTGAACGGGACAAGGCAAAACTGATGTGGCTGGAGAGCGGCGGGTCGATGAAGTTAAAGGACATCGCCGCCGCTCTTTCTGTTGGGGAGACTCAGATCCGAAAGTGGAAGTCTCAGGACGGTTGGGCGGCTGAATTGAATAGTAACGTTACCATTGAAACCATTAGTAACGTTACCAAACGCGGAGCGCCCAAAGGTAACAAGAACGCTGTTGGGAATCGCGGGGGAGCACCGCCAGGGAATAAACGTGCTGTCGGCAATAAAGGCGGAAACGGTGGACCATACGGGAATAAGAAAGCCGTAACCACAGGTGAATATGAAACCATTTGGCTTGATGCTTTGGAAGATGACGAGCTGGATCTCATCGATCTGATTGATACTGACCCGATTCTACAGGCTGATGAAGCCATAATGAAGTTTGAGATCCGCGAACGTAGGATGTTGCTTCGGATCAAGAGACTGACCGACGGTCTGACCGAGAGGGAACGGCGTGTTCTTTACGAGCTCAAATCAATCAAGGAAGCCATGACGGTTCATGATGAAATGACGGGTAAAACGAAGACCATTCCTGTGACACGAACGGAGCTGGTCGAATCTCAGGTAGAAGAAAAGACCTTCCGCGTAATCGATGACATCATTTCACTTGAAGAAGCGTTAACCCGTGTGCAGACTCAGAAGCTAAAGGCAATTGAGATGAAGGCCAGACTCCTGGACGAAGAGAAACGCGTCCGGATTGAGATGCTGAAACATGAGCTGATGATCAAACGCGGCGGTACTGAACCAGATAAAGTTGAGGATGACGGCTTTATGGATGCTCTGAGGGGACGAGCTGCGGAGGTGTGGGCTAAAGATGGCAACACTGAAGCTTAAACCTTCACCTTTCAAGTGGCAGCCTTTCTCTGATAAGCAAGTCCAAGTCCTGACATGGTGGATGCCTGAAAGCCCTCATCATGATATGGATGCCATCATTTGCGACGGGTCGGTTCGTGCCGGCAAGACAGTGGCCATGTCCTTTTCATACATCGTTTGGGCAACGGAAACGTTCCGGTCTGAGCAATTTGGTATGGCAGGAAAGACGATCGGTGCGCTGCGCCGTAACGTTATTGGTCCACTTAAAAGGATGTTGGCCAGTCGTGGGTACCAGGTGCATGACAACAAGACAGATAACGTTCTGACTGTATCCCGTGGTCTTGTAAGTAACCAGTTTTTCCTCTTTGGGGGTAAGGATGAACGTTCACAAGAGTTGATTCAAGGTATCACCTTGGCAGGTATGTTCTTCGATGAGGTAGCCCTGATGCCGAAGTCCTTCGTGGATCAGGCAACTGCTCGTTGTTCGGTTGAAGATGCAAAGATGTGGTTTAACTGTAACCCTGCAGGTCCGTACCACTGGTTCAAGGTGGAATGGCTGGACAATCTGATCGTTAAACGTGCCGTTCATCTTCACTTTACGATGGAGGATAACCTATCACTGTCCGAACGTGTTCGGGATCGGTACCGGAGGATGTACACGGGGATATTCTATGACCGTTTTATTCTTGGACTGTGGGTTATGGCTGAAGGCGTTATATTCTCCAAGTTCAGCGACAAGCTCCACAAGAAACCGCGTGAGTGGTTTCCTACAAAGTTTGATCGTAAGTTCCTTTGTGTTGACTACGGGGCCAACAACCCGACCACATTCCTTAAATACGGGGTCCTGGGGGATGTTTATTACGAGTTGGATGAGTATTACCACGACATCAAGTTAAAGGGAGAGAAGACGAACAGCGAATATGCCGATGACCTTCAAGGTTTTGCTGATGGTGATGAGTATGCAATATTCATTGACCCAAGCGCCAAGGCCTTTATCATTGAGCTGAAACGTAGGGGGATTAATCACATCAGGGCAGCAGTAAACGCCGTGTTGGACGGTATTCAAACCGTATCCAATCGATTTCAGAACAACGAACTTTATATTTCTGCCGACAACTCCAACTCACTCAAAGAGTTGGTTTCTTACATTTGGGATAATAAAGCCGCTCAGCGCGGTGAAGACAAGCCCATTAAGCAGAACGACCATACATGTGATGCACGGCGGTATGGTGTCCATACGGATTACCTGATGCAACGTGCGAAGCAACGACGTTCCGAAAGGGAGAACGCACCGACACCGCGGCCGAAGCGAGAACGCCCGAGACGAGGTCGGTAGAAGGGAGAAAGCATGCGAAAGGTCAATGCACGTGTGATTAAATCGACTTCAGTCAGCAAGAGCAGCAGTTCCACAGCAATTAAAGATGATTCTGGTTCAGTGGGTGATCTCATTTATCCACTCTATCGTCCGATTGATTTGATCGAGATGAGTAAGGAGAGTACCGTAATCCCCCAATGTATTGATGCATACAAACAAAATATCGCTGGATTTGGGTTTGGTCTACAGTACAAAGAGGATGATACCAAGGTCGATGAAACTTTTGAAATGAAAGAGGAGTGGGAACGTGTCAAGGATATCCTACAGTTCTTCAATTTTGATAAGCCATTCAAGGACGTATGGGCCGAAGCGATTGTGCACCGTGAACAAACGGGGAACGGGTACATCGAAATTATCCGTGATGGAACTGGCCTGCCTGCTGAAGCTGAAAACATGGAACCAGAGTATGTCAAGGTATCCAAGCTTGGAGATCCGGTGGAAGTGACCATATGGCGTAATGGGAAGCAATTCAAGCGAATAAAGAAATTCCGTAGGTATCTGCAAGAGATAAACGGTTCTAAGGTTTGGTTCAAGGCATTTGGTGATCCGCGTAAAATGTCCTGGAAGACAGGCCAGTATGGCGATGATGTTCCGCCTGAAGAAGAAGCAAACGAAATCCTGCACCTCAAAATTGGCAGCGGAGCATATGGCGAACCACGATGGATTAGCCAGTCGCCACATATGTCGGGGAGCCGTAAGGCGGAAATCCTGAATCTGAACTATTTTGATCAGGGCCGCCATGTGCCAATGGCCATACTTGTCAAAAACGGACTGCTTACAGACGAGAGCGTGAAGCAACTCGAAGAATATGCAAGTAACCTGAACGGCGTTGATCATGCGCATAAATGGTTGGTCCTTGAAGTGGAAGGATTGGACGAAGGGATTACTGAGGATGAAAAGACCAAGGTCGACATTGAAATGAAATCGTTGGCCGATATTCTCCAAGGCGATGCGCTGTTTCAGACATACGACGACAACTCGCGTATGAAACAGCAATCCGCATTCAGGCTGCCGGATATCTTCGTTGGCCGGAGCCGTGACTTTAATCGAGCTACAGCAGATAAGGCGCGAGAAATCACGGAGGAACAGGTTTTTCAACCTGAGCGAGATAGCTTGGCTTTCATCTTGAATAACATATTGCTTGAGCCATATAACCTGAAACATGTCGAAGTCTTCTTCGAAGGTCCAGACATTTCCGACAGCGAAGACAAAGCCAAGCTATTGACTGTTTACAATCAGATCGGTGGTGTGTCCCCGAATGATGTTCGGGATGATGTGGGCAAGATCCTCGGCAAAACGGTTGAACCCTTCGAAGACGAGGGAGCCAATATTCCGTTGTCTCTTAGACAACAGCAAGCGGGAAGCACATTCCCGATCGCACTGTCTAAATCGGCTGCTACTCCTTCAGAGATCGTCAGCGTATTGAAAGATTTGCGGGACGTACTGGAGGGAATGCAACGTGGAACCAATTGACCGTTTGCTAGTGTCCATTTCGACCATCGTCAAAGCTGAGGAAGGCGACATGACCGAAGACATTCCCGATTTCCCGGGACTCCAGAAGGTCCCGGACTACGTGGAAGACTTTGAATCGGCCGTTGCTAAGCTGTTACGTGGTCAGCGCAAGTATTTTGTCGATGGGATCAATACGTTCGTGGCAAAAGACGAAACACTGGATACCATCATCAATTTTGTCATGAATGATCTGTTTGCAGCGGACGAGCTTGCTGAACTGTTGGGGATTGAAGCTTCTGTCTTTTTGACACTGACTATCACGGATCTGGTGGCTGACATGATGTTTGCCATCGATAAGGACGTTTCTTTTAAAACCCTATCAGGACGCACGACCAAATGGATTAAGGAGTGGGGTGAGGATCTTGGTAAGATTATGGCCCTCAACTCACATAAAGCAGTAGAGGAAGCCCTGATCACAGCAGTGGATGAAGGCGAATCGGTTCAGCAGGCCGTTCAGCGGATCAAGGATCTTCCGCAGTTTGATCGTGAACGTGCTCGGGTTACCGCACAAACGGAGATATTGGCCGCATCGAGTCGGAGCCAGTGGGAAGCGTACAAGCAAAGCCCGTCAGTCGTTGCCAAGCGCTGGCGGCATAGTGGGAGTAAGAACAATAACCCGCGGGAAGCTCACGTAAAGATGGATGGCGATGAGGTGCCGGTAGATGATCCATTTGATGTAAATGGTCATAGCGGAGATTATCCCCGCGATCCGAAGCTCCCTCCAGGGGAGCGCATTGGATGCAAGTGCGTGATGTCACCTGTTACGGATAAAAAAATATTAGGACTTTCACCGGAGGAAAAGGAAGCTATCCGGCAGCAAGTTCTGGATGAATTGGAGGACTGAACGTGAAAATCATTGATTGTCCATCATGTTTATGGGATCACGAGAACGTTGATGTATCGTTGGTGCCTGGCGGCTTTCAATATACTTGTCCAATGACTACAAAAATAGTGATTCTGAGAGGAGGTGAACAAAGAAAATGCCAAGAGAATTAACCAACGTGGATATCACGCATATAAGTTATGTTGATAAGGGCGCGAACCAAAAACGGTTCTTCCTTACTAAATCCGCTAAGAAGCCAGATTTCCAGAAGCAAGTCAGGCTGATTGCAAAGGCAGAAGACGCGAATAAGCTTGTATATGGTGTGGTGTATGAGCCAGGAGCAGAAGATACACATGGTGATATGATGACCGCAGCTGAGATTGAAAAGGCTGTTCATGGATTTATGACCAACCTAGCAATTGCGAAAGGTGCTGTCATGGATACGCAGCATGATTTTGATCCAGGTGTCGGTGATGTAGTGGAGTGCTATATTGCTCCTGTAGATTTTGAATTGGGTGACGAGACGATTCTTAAAGGGTCGTGGGTACTCGTTACGAAAGCAAGTGATGAAATTTGGGAACAAATCCAGAGCGGAGAGATTACCGGTTATTCAATGGCCGGGACCGCAGAAACAATTGAAAAGCAAGATCAAGAGCCTGTGGCCAAGTCGGATGACGAAGCTATGGGCTTTTTTCGTACCATGAAAGCATTCTTCACGGGTGGAAGCACTGAGAAGATTGCTAAAGGCGAAGTGGCTGAAAAATACGAACGTGATCGTCGCCGTCGTGAATTTTGGGCGGCACAGGATGCGCTCAATAGTGTCATCTTCAATTGGGACGATTGGAACAGTGAAGTAGAACGCGATCCTGAAACGATCCGCGAAGCACTCCAAGACTTCATTACAATTGCCCAAGAAGTGTTGATCCAAGAGGATATTGCAAAAGCCATTGGTAAACCACCTGAAAGCATTCTTAAGGCAGGCAAGAAGATTTCCGACGGTAACATGAAGCATATCGATGATGCCATTGCTGCACTAACCGATTTGAAAAACAAAACAGTGCCTGCAGATGACGAGCAGGACGATGAGGGGGACGAAGAAGTGAAGAAAGAAGACATTGCAGAAATCGTAAAGAGTGCACTTGCTCCGGTTACTGACCGTTTGGACAAGTTGGAGAAAGGTGAAGGTGAGAATCCAGAAGGGACTACGCCGACACCGGAGCCTGAGGGTAACAGTATTGCTGATCAGTTGAAAGATGTAATGAAGGAAGCTTTGGCGCCGATTGAATCCCGTCTGGCAACTGTGGAGAAGGCCCGAGGCATTTCCCGTCAGGGCGAGTCTGAGTCTATTCATAAGGCTGACCACGATGACAATGATCCCTACAAAGGCTTGTTCTAATCCTAACTAAACTTTTAAACAATAAAGGAGACTGATTTAATTATGCCAAGCAACAGAGCAATTATCGAAAAAGCTACTATGACCCTTGCGGATCTTGCGTCCGGCGGTCGTCTGAACGATCAACAGTTTAATACATTTTACCGCCGGATGATTGCAGCGCCGACGATTCTAAATTCAGCTCGTACTGTTCCGATGACCTCTGATAGTCAAAAAATTGAAAAAATTGGTTTTGGTCAACGCATTTTGCGTCCGGGTGTAGAAGGAGAAGCGCTCTCGGAGGAACAACGTACGAAACCGACTACAGGAACGATCAAACTGAATACAGAAGAAGTTATCGCGGAGATCAATATCTCGTATGACACGATTGAGAACAACATCGAAGGCGACAATATTCGGACGACAATCATGAATTTGCTGGCTGATCGTGCTGCGCTTGACTTGGAGGAATTGATCATCAATGGGGATAAGACTTCATCTGATCCTTACTTGGCCCTGATCGATGGTGTGCGGAAGAAAGTCACATCCCACATCGTTGACGCCGAGGGCGCAGCCATTGTAAAGGAGATTTTCAAACGCGGCATCAAAGCCGTTCCGAATCAGTATCTTCGCAATCCTGCTGAATGGAGATTTTACACAAACACAGGAGTTGAACTTGACTGGAGAGACGCAGTTTCCAATCGTCAAACATCCGGGGGAGACCAGAACCTTGACGGCGGTCGCCTAATGAATGCGTATGGAGTACCGGTCAATGGTATCGCCATGTTGCAACCGTACAACGTCACTTCTCCAGCGTACACGGATGTTACGGACTCCATCCTGACGCATCCAAAAAATATCGTAGTCGGCATGAATCGTAAGATTCAAGTTGAGGTGGACAAAGATATTTCTCGCCGGGTGTTCATCATCGTTCTGACAGCTAAAATTGATGTTCAGTTGGAAGAAGAAGATGCAACAGCTAAGATCATTCACATCAAGGGCTAATAAATAAATCTAATTTGAAAGAAGGTAATGAGCAATGACAGCAGCTAAAAAGGAACAAGGTAAAGACACAGTAGAGGATACAAATCAGACACAACCGGATGCACCGAATGAACAAGGGAAAGGTGCTTCTGACAAATCCAAAGAACAATCCGTTGAGACAGTAGGCCCTCAATATTACGCAACATTGGAGCGAGGGAAGACATTTGATGTGGGCGGCATTGTCTTCAAGGTGGGCGAAGAAAAGGAAGTAACGGAGAGTTTGCATTCACGACTTGCGAATAATGCGTTGTTCTCTGTCCGGAAGGAATAGCCTATGTCCCTAATCACACCGCAGGAAATCATTGATTACACGGTGTTCAAGAAGGTCAAGGCGAGAGCCCCGCAGTTGCTTCAGATGGATATCCTGCAGGCAGAAACGGAAGTGTTTGAAGAGGTCGGTCACGATTTCAGTGATTCGACCCTTTACCCCGTTCCACCTGCAGCACGGCTTGCCCTGATCCAGTTGGCACAATATTATGCCCTGGTTAACGGCGATGAGTCGATTGCCAAGGGGATCAAGTCTGAAAGTATCGGCGGTTATTCGTACACTTTGGACAACGGCCAGATTATCAGTAAGGCGTCTATCTTGGCCATGTTGCGTAAATTCAAAGCGCAGCCGGTACAGGGTAACGTCAATATGAGGATGCGATTGTTATGAGTTTTGAGGATATGCTGACGGATCGATGCGACATCTACCATATGCAATCTGCTTCAGCTTCCCCGAGATTTGGTGTTCCTGCTGCGCCTGATCTCAAATATGGTTCACTCCCGGATGCGACAGAAGTTACATGCTTGTTCGTAGAGAAAGGTCAAACCATTAACCAGGCTGAACCAAACAACGAGATCCTTCACACATTCCTGGTCCATTTCCTTCCAGACGAAGACGTTCGAGTGAATGACAAGGTGGTATGGAATGGTGTGGAGCTGACACTGCAGGTGCCCCGGGATCTCCGGGGGCATCATTGGGAAGTCACAGCAACAAGGAGGGCTAACCTATGAGCAGGAACCGTGCAGAGATCCGCGGGCTTAATGAATTGATCAGTGGTTTGGATCAGGCAGCCAATGGTGGGTTACGACAGGAATATGCTCTGTGGCTTGGTGCAATGGGGTTCGAGTTTCTTGAGTTAATACAAGACGAGATCATCCGGACGAAGACGGTAGATACTCGGCGGCTGCTTAACAGTTTTGACAGGGGCGATGGTGATAACGTTTGGTCTATGTCTTCCGGTGGGTTACGGCTTGAGGTGGGTACCAATCTGGAGTATGCCCAATTCGTTAATGACGGCCATTGGACAACTAAGGAAGGTGTAGAACAGCGGTGGGTACCTGGACGTTGGCACGGTGATCGATTTGATTATGACGCGGGAGCAAGCACAGGGATGATGCTCAGGCGCCAATGGGTCGAAGGCACACATTACTGGGATACTGCTCTTCTGATCTTCGAAAGATTGTTCGAATCTTCATTGGAACGTCGCCTGCAGGAATGGCTGGATGCTTTACCAAGAGGCCGCCGTGCTAATAGACGAGGGGGACGCAGACGGTGAATAGTGACGTGGGGGCGATCATGGCGGCTTGCTTTCGGGTACATCCCGTACAAGTTTACACCGATCGCATGCCGCAGGACTTTGTTGTACCGTCTCTTTATTTCCCGCAGCCGATTACCGCGGACGCGCCCAGCTCCATCAGTTCGTACAGAGTGGATCGTTCATTGGCGGTTAAGGTATTTGCCAAAACGGACGAGCAAGCAGCTGACGCGGCTGAACAAATCGCTCAGACAATCAGACAATCTCGTATGGTCATTCCCATCATCGATGAGGATGGCCATAACACGGGGAAATACATGCGACTCCGCAAAATGGATTCTCGCATCATAGACGAAGGCGTTGCACAGCTCACTTTTACGTGGACTTCCCGGTATCAGTACAACCGGGTGGAATACGAGAAGATGGGCTCTTTGTTTTTAAATCAAGGAATTAGGCGGTGAAATCATGAGTGATGTGAAAGAAGAACGTACTACGAAGGCGGCCAAGGCTGCACCTGCAGAACCTCGCTTCAGCAAAGAACAGTTCTTGCAGTCGAGCCGTTATAGCAATGCGCAAAAGGACGTACTCGTGGCTTTGTTGCAAGATGGCCAGACGTACACGCATGAAGAAGTCCTACGACAGATGAATGCATTTAAATCGAGGGAGGTGCGCTAATGGCTGGAGGAATTTGGACAAGACAAAATAAGGTTCGCCCTGGCGTATATATGAATTTTGAATCTGTGGGCACTGCAACAACAGCCCTCGGAGAGCGTGGTACGGTGACCATGGCGGTACCGATGAGTTGGGGGCCGTCCAAACAACTGGTAATCGTGGAAGCTGGAGCAGATCCTTTTGATGTGCTTGGATATGACATCACAGCGGCCGAAATGTTGCCCGTTCGCGAGACGTTGAAACGTGCGCAGAAGTTATTGCTCTATCGCCTGAACGAAGGAGTTAAGGCAACGGCTACAAGCGGTAACTTGAGAGTGACGGGTATTCATGGCGGTGTGAGGGGTAACGACATCACCATTGTCATTCAATCCAATATCGATGATACGACTAAATTTGACGTTTCCACGTTGGTCGCTGGCGCAGAACAGGACAAGCAGACTGTTTCCGACATCGATGGACTCATCAAAAACGCTTGGGTAACATTCGCAGCATCCGGAGCAGACAAGGATCTCACTGCTTCCGCAGGTGTTCCGCTCACAGGAGGTACCGATGGGCCAGTAACCAATGCTGATCACACCGAATATCTGGAACTACTTGAAGTGACTGACTTCAACACGGTGGGACTGATGTCGGATGATATGACACTTAAGGCTATCTACACCGCTTTTGTTAAGCGGCAGCGAGAGAATGAAGGTAAGAAGATTCAACTGGTGGTACCGAACTACCCTACAGCCGACTATGATGGCGTGATCAGTGTTAAAAACGGCGTTGTATTGTCCGACCAGACTGTGATTGACCGGGTGAAAGCTGTTGCTTGGGTTGCCGGCGCAACGGCCGGAGCTGCGGTTAGTCAGTCTTTGACTTATGCCGCATATGACGATGCAGTGGATGTTGATGTGAAGTATACCAACACCCAGATCGAAGAGGCACTGTTGGGTGGGGAATTCCTGTTCACGGCAAGCCGGGGTCGTGCCATTGTGGAACAAGACATTAACACCTTCCGGACGTATACCCTGACCAAGGGGGCAGAACGTTCCAAGAACCGGGTTATCCGGGTGTTGGATGGCTTAGCTAACGATTTCAAGGACACATTCGAGCTATACTACATTGGCAAAACGGACAATTCCGCAGATGGTCGCAATTTGTTCCGTTCTGCCTTGACCAACATTGTAAACAGCTATCAGGGATTCGGCGCTATCCAGAATTTTAATAGTCAAACGGATGTGTCTGTTCTGGCTGGAGAAGCCAAGGATGCTATATTCGTCGAACTGGACATCCAACCAGTGGATAGTATCGAGAAAATTTATATGAGAGTGCGGGTGAAGTAATCTATGCCAGGATATTTGAAGGCGCAGGATGCCATCTCAGGGCAGGAAGGCCGAGCTTTCGCTACAATTAACGGCGTTGCAGAAGAAATGTTCTATGTGAAGACGCTTGAAGCCACAGTTGAGAAGCAGAAGGCTGAGATTAAGACACTGGGTCGTCGTGGTGTACAACACAAAGCAACGGGCTGGTCTGGTTCGGGGTCGATGACTATTTACTACACCACATCCCGTTATCGTCAGCTGATGCTGGAATATATGAAAAATGGTAAGGATACGTATTTTGATATTCAAATCACGAATGACGACCCCACTTCCAGCATTGGTGAGCAAACGGTGGTGCTAAAAGGCGTTAACTTGGACAGCGTGGTTATTGCCAAGTTGGACACCGAGGCAGATGCGTTGGATGAAGAGGTTAGTTTCACGTTTGACGATGTTGATATGCCAAATACATTTACTGCCCCGACATTGGGTTAACAAAATTTAAATTGAAGTGGAGAGATTGAACAATGAGTAAGAATATGGCGTTTTTCATGAAAGGGCAGGCAGCTGAGGTTAAAGAAGAGGAAGTCATTATCACTCAGCGTTATAAAGATGAAAAGGGAAAGGTTATCCCGTTTATCATGAAGGCCTTGGGGACAACCCGGATTGACGAGTTGGAAACGGAATGCACCAAACCGGAAATTAAGAAGGGTAAGAAAGTTGGGGAAAAGCTTGACGGCAAACGGTTGTCCCTCCGGATTGCCATTGAGTCAACGTTGTACCCTGACTTTAGAGATGCTGAATTGCTCAAGTCATACGGTCTGACCGATCCTGTTGATTTGGCTAAGGCCGTCCTGTCTGTAGGTGGAGAATATATGGAATGGATGCAGGAATCCAATCGGATCAACGGTTTTGACGAATCCGAAGATGAACTGATCGATGACGTAAAAAACTAATCAAGTCCGATGATCGGGATGCCGTATACGCCCACTATGCCCTGCATAAGCTGCATATCTTGCCGCAGGATCTATGGGGGATGGACCCGTACCATCGGGCTTTTATTTACGGCTCAATCGATCAGTATCTTACTGATCAAGAACGAGAAAATAAGAAACGTAAGTAAGGGGCCGGTGGGCCCCCTTTTTTGCGTAGGAAGGAAGATGTGAATGGCAACGTTAACGGCGTTGTTTGATATCCGAGACCGTATAAGTAATCGCGTTAGGCAAATGGGCGGAAATTTTCAGCGACTGAGGGATACTATAAACCAAGTGCAACGGCGGGTTGAATCGTTATCGCGTACCAGGGCGATTATTCAAACTCGGCTACGCGATAATGCAACGCGGGGGCTAAATCGGATCAGGGATCTGCAAAACTATCTGAATCGGCGTGCCACGGTTATTCGGACAGCTATCCGAGATCGGGCCAGTCGAGGTTTAACACGGCTCAGACGCTTGGCTGAAGATATTCGTCGCAGACCAGTAACGGTTGCAGCTCGTGTCAGAGACTGGGCTACTAGAGCCCTTAATGATTTAGCCGCACGAGTACCGCGTATAAGTCGCCTGGTTGCTGTAATCAGTACACGATTGCGTGATGAAGCATCAGCCGGATTGGTTCGGATCAGGGCGACCATGGCTTATCTTAGATGGCGCAGAGCTGTATTGAGGACACATTTGAGAGATATGGCGACCCGGGGACTTGTACGCATACGTCGTTTAGGTGATTCGATTCATCGGAGAGCGGTAGTTGTCGGAACCAAACTGAGGGATCTGGCAACACGGGGGTTAACCCGTATTCGTTCACTTGCAACGGCACTCGGATCGTATACAGCAACTCTGCGCACTCGTTTACGTGATGCTGCAACCAGGGGACTGACGCGGTTGCGTTCATTGGCCCGTAACCTTAACAGTATGAGAGTGACTTTACAAACAAAGGTACGTGACGTGGCTACCCGTGCGTTACATAAGGTGCGTGCTTTAGCCCTTCGAGTGGGAGCTATTACTGCGACAGTAGTTGTGAAAGTCAAAGACTTGGCTACTCGTGCTATGGCTCGTATCGAGAGTGCCGCAGCGGGGATCCAAAACCGTATGTTTAGCCTGGGGGCAGCAGTCGGTGGTACCGCCATCCTTGCACAAGGTGCAAATGCATTTGAGACTGACGCAAGGGCATCAGCAATCAGCGGTATCAGCCAACCTCAGGTTACATCTATGACGGATCAAATTTATTATGGCGAAAACATCGGCACCGAACGTTCTGGGGTTGCTCAGTCTCTCGTTGATTTCGCTCAGCAGACTAATCTCCAAGGAAAGGCACTTCAAGAAGCCGCCAAAACATCAGCCATGTTTGCGCAGTTGTATGGTAAAGACATACCTGAGGTTGACCGTGCTTTTGCATCGGCATATAAAAACCAACTCGGCAGCATGAGCGAGATTGGCGATGTGTCTGCCTATGTCATCAAGAACGCAGGGGACCAATATGATGACTACCTTGATACGATCAATGAATACAGTTCTACGTTTAAGGACCTGCAGCTTAACATGGGTCAGGTAGGTTCGGCATTTGTCGCCGCCGTTCAAGCTGGTGGCCGGAATTTCGATGAACCTGCAGATATGTTCCGTGAATTCAACATTCGTAGGAATGAATTGACGGACAACCAGATTACAGCTATGGCTAAAGTGCTCGGCAAGGCCCGTACTAGGGAACTTTACAAGTCTATGGATGCGGGAACGTTATCCGGACAACAGGTTATGTTTGAATTTGCTACAGCCTTGTCCAAAATACCGAGCGAAGCCCAACGTGCCTTGTACGCAACTGAACTACTCGGTACCAAGTACGAGGACATCAAGGAGCCGGTATTGGCCGCAGCTCGTGCTATCAATGAGCCAATCGAAGCCAGCAAAGAACTGGAGAAACAATTCACATCGATGCGGGAAAACAATCCCATGACACCTATCAACGATGCAAGTCGTACCCTCGGCAAGACACTTAAGACTATAGGGCAATCAGTGATAACCGCAGTTACTCCAGCGTTCATTGAGCTCAACAAATGGGCATCCTCACCCGAAGGACAAAAATCGATAGCCAAGTTTACCGAAAGTGTAGCTGAACTGTCGGGCGAACTTGCCAATGGGTTGTCCAAAGGCATCCAATGGGTGATTGAAAACTGGGACACTTTACTGCCCATCCTGAAGGTTGTAGGTGCAGCATTTTTAGGTGTCTATGGTGCTGCGAAAGGATATCAGGTATTCAAAGTAGCAAGTCCGGTGTTCAAGGGATTGTGGAAGGTGCTCAAGGTCGTATGGAGTGTATTGAAATGGGTAGGAAGTGCACTGCTTTGGTTGGGTAGAGGATTTGTAACGGTCCTCAAATGGGCAAAACCATTCTTGCCTTGGATCGGTCGTGTAGCCGGTGGGTTGGTGCGGTTTATACCTGTCATCGGATGGGTTATAACCGCACTTGGTTTGCTCTGGGCAGCCTGGAAGAACTGGGATACGATTAAAAGTGTTGTTTCATCGGCTTTCGAAGGAGCCAAAGATATTGTTGCACGTGGCGTTAACGCAATTATAAAAAGTGTGAATTGGTTAATTGAGAAACTGAATGGTTTAGGAGATGTGTTCGGATATAACATACCTACAATTCAATTAATAGAAACTCAAGCAATGCGCGAAACCAATAAAAAAGCAGTTTCCACTCTGACTGGTGGTGGTAAAACGCCAAGCAGTCCTATGATGAGTGGAAAGGCTGCGCCAGTCTCATCCTTTCCAAATCTTATTAAAAGCTTCACTCCTAAAACTATTGACGAGCCAAGTCACGCTAAGGGGATTTCCAACATCCCATATGACAATTACAAGGCCAACCTTCATAAAGGTGAAACCGTTCTGCCACGCGAAGAAGCGGAACTGATCCGTGGTATGGCAGCTTCGGGTGGAAGTCAGGCTTCTGCACCTGCAGCAGCGCCAATCAGCATTAATATCACAGGTGACAACCATTACTCCAACGATATGGACGCTAATAAAGTAGTTCGTGTGATCAAAAAGGCATTGCAAGAAGAATTGAATCTTGGACCACAGGGGGTGCAATTCGTATGAGTCGGAGCCGTGAAATTTGGCTATCATGGAACAACAACGCTGAGCGGTTGCGCCTGCCGGTCAATCCGCCCGATATCACAATCGGAAACGCCAGCCAAACGACGACCGTTGATGTGGCCGGGATCGGTGAAGTGGCCATTATCAATGATCCGGTTCTCAAGACGTTCGAGTTCAGTAGCTTCTTTCCCGCTACTTGGGGGCCATATTGCGAATATGAGGATATTCCGAACCCTAAACAAGCAGTGGCCATGATCGAAAAGTGGAAGGCATCAAATAAACCGATCCGTTTCCTTGTCTCTGGTACCGCTTGGAATTTCGCGGCAACGGTTGAAGACTTTGTTTACCGGGAAGAAGGCGGAGACGTCCAAACGATTTATTATGACTTATCTCTTAGGGAATACAAATTCGTGACGATTCGTAAGCTTGATACCTCCAAAAAGGCCAGTAATGGAACCACGAAGGTGACCACGAGCAGCACGGCGGCACGACCCAGTACAAAGACGACACCAGCCAGTTACACGGTGAAGTCTGGCGACAGCTTATGGAAGATCGCACAAGCAAACGGAACAACGTGGCAGAAGCTTGCTGAACTGAACAAAATCAAAGCGCCATACTCTATTAAGCCAGGGCAGGGGCTGAAGCTGAAATGATGGATCTGTTTGTTGTTAGAAGCAATGGAACGTATGAGTTGCCTGTTCAGGATGTGGAATGGTCTGGCCAAAAGTTGAAAGCCCCCCGAACCCTTACGGCGACTATCCTATCCACGACGCGGGGGATGCATCGAAAACAGCCAGTGGATGTGGGGGATCAGTTGTTATTCAAGTGGAAAGGTGAGGAACTTTTCCGAGGAACTGTTTTTACCAAGGATCGCACCAAGAGTGGCAGCCTGGCTTTAACAGCCTATGACGATCTAGTGTACCTTACCAAATCTGAGGACAAATACGTATTTACCGGGAAAACGTTGGGTGAGATAGTCCGGCGTATTTGTGGTGATTTCGGTATCCCGATCGGCAAGATAGCAGACACGCCGCATAAGCTTACCCGCATTCTTCAGGGGACGTTGTTTGATATGATCTTGACTGCAATAAGCCTGACATATAAGCACACCCGCGTTAAATACTACTTGTATTCCGAGAAGGGCAAGCTTCACCTGACCAAGCGCGTGGATCTCGCACATAAATGGGTGATCGAGGACGGGGCTAACCTGGTGGATTATTCATTCGCGCAGTCGATTGAGGATACCTATACTCAAGTTAAATTGACGTCTACAACCAATACGACCATTGAAACCAAGGTCAAAAAGGGTAAAAAGGAAACGATCCAAAAGAAAAAGGTCAGTGCTACTCATATTGCGAAGGTGGATAACCCAACGACTAAAAAGCGGTTCGGTACACTCCAATATTACGAGGAAGTGTCTGACGAGCTGAACAAGGCGCAGCTGATGCAACGCGCAACATCCATGATGATGGAGAAAGGCAAGATAGGCGAGACCTTCAGCATCGATGCGCTCGGTATTGCACCTGTGATCTCTGGATCTGCAGTATATGTAATAGCCAAAGAGCTCGGCGTAAGCCGGGCTTTTTATGTTGATGAGGATAACCATTCCTTTAGCGGTAACGAACATATGATGTCTCTTACGTTGACCAAGACCGATGATCTGCCAGATATCGACGTGACTGTCGAACCAGAGGAAAGTGATTCTGACAAAGATAAGGACAAAGACAAGTCCAAGAAGAAAGACAGCAAGAAAAAGAGCAAGGAAGATGAAGACAAAGAGTTTGCGGAACAGCTTCGCAAGGAAATTTTGGGGTGATGACATGTTGGACATTATCAAGAAAGCTGCAATAGCCGCAATGGAAGCAGCCGGTCCTGTTCAATTGCTTGAAGCCACAGTATTAACACCACCGCCTGGACTGAGTATCCAAATAGGGTTGGACACCAAGAACCCGATACCAGCGGCAATGCTGTCAGTATCGGAACGTCTTACCTCCTATACTCGTGAGGTGGAAATAGAAGGTGATTTTGAAATGGAAGGTACGATTCAAACCGATGAGTATTCTGGGAATGGAAAAATAACGGGTTCCGGTATTTGTTCGGGAACGGTTACGTTCCTTGATGAACTGAAAGCAGGAGACAAAGTGCTGGTTATGAGTGTACAAGGTGGTCAGTCTTACGTCATTTCAGAAAGGTTGGTGAAATATGGTGCTGACTCCTGATTTGAACATTCAAGTGCCGGATCTCTTCAGTTCGGAGATCCAACCAACCCGGACATATTCATTTGATCCAGCAACTGGCGAAATTGGTCGTGCCATCGATGGGTTGGAAGCGATGAAGCAATTTATCATTAAAGCCATCCGGACGATCCGATTTGAGCATGTCATATATCCCGACTCCTACGGGGCCGAATCTGATACTGTTGTGGGCCTGGCGACAAGTGCGGGTTTTGTAGCATCGGAACTGCCAAGGGTTATCACTGAGGCATTGATTTACGATGAGCGAATCAGCGAGGTAAAGGATTTTGATATCGAGCAGCAGGGAGACAACGCCACGGTCACATTCACCGTTGTCACAAACGAAGGGGATCTGCGGCTAACGGAGGTGGTCGGGAGTGTTTGATACAGAAGAATACGAATATGAAGCCATCTTGCAGAGGATGCTTGACCGGGTACCTGATATCGTTGATAAGCGACCAGGCAGTATCATTTATGATGCCTTAGCGCCTGTAGCAGTCGAATTGACTCAAGTCTATATCGATTTGTCTGCGGGTGACGACTTATACAACGTCGATACAGCAACGGGAGAATACCTTACTGAAGGAGCGGCTGAATGGGGGGTTAATCGGAAGCAAGCAACGTTTGCAGTTCGAAAAGGCACGTTTTTGGATTCGAATGGAGCAGGTATGGATGTAACCATCGGCAGCCGCTTTTTTATTGAGGATTTGAATTACTCAGTCACAGAAAGAGTTTCACAAGGCGTGTACAAAGTGACTTCTGAAACTGCAGGAGTCTTGGGAAATGCCCCATTCGGTTCGTTGCTACCAATGGAGTACATTAACGATTTAGCGTCGGCAACCCTGAGCGACATCCTGGTACCTGGGGAAGACGAGGAAACGGACGACCAGCTGCGTGAACGATTTTTTGTTGAAATTAATGAACAACCTTTTGGCGGTAATGTTGCTGATTACCGGCAGATGATTAGAGCCTTGGATGGGGTAGGAGCGGTGCGGATCACTCCAGTTTGGCAAGGGGGCGGCTCCGTTAAAGCAACGATTATGGCAACAGGTAATGTTCCGCCTTCAACCGCTTTGATCAAACAGTTGCAAGAGGTAGTTGATCCAGTGGCTTTTGCAGGAGAGGGAATTGGGTTAGCTCCAATCGGTCATACCGTGACGATAGACGGGGTTAACTGGTTCACGATTAACATCACAACTACGTTAACATTGGACTCCGATATATCGGTTGGACAAGTACAACAAGATGTTGAAGATGTGATCGATGGATACCTTCAGGCACTCAAATCAACATGGGAATCCGATGCACCATTGATTATACGGGTTGCTCCGCTTGAGTCACGCATACTGACTGTTTCCGGGGTTGTAGACGTGATTGGTACTCAGCTAAACGGATCTAAAACAAACATTATTCTTGGAATTGAACTGGTACCGCAGAGAGGAACGGTGATACTGAGTGAGTAGATTACAAGAGTATTTACCTTCGTATTACCTGGACAGTAAGCAAATGTCCACGCTACTCATGGCACAGGAGATAGAGTTGGACAACATTGCTGCGGGGGTCTTACGACAACGTAATGACATGTTCATTATGACAGCCAGCTCGACGGCAGTACGGCGTAGAGAAAAGATGCTGCGCATCCAAGCTGACCCCGCTACAGAATCGTTAGATTTCCGCCGCAGGCGCATCATTAACCGTCAATCGACTAAACCCCCATTTACACATCGTTGGTTGCAATCGCAACTGGATCGTCTACTTGGTCCAGGATTGGCCGTTGTGTCGGTTAATCCAGCAGAGTTTTTGTTGCTGGTCACAACGAATATAGAGAATGCAAATTTATTTCGGGAAGTGCAGCACACCATTCAAACGGTGAAGCCTGCGAACATGGTATACCAGCAAAACACATCCTTACGGCACAGGATCGGTGTTAAGCACACGACCACCAAACGAGATGTGTCTTGGAATTATAAGCTTGACGGCAGTTGGAAACTTGGCGAGAAACCATTTGCTACATTGGGACCAGAGGTGATGTTGTAATGGATCAAGAAGCATTGAACGAGCTGGCCACGTATCTCCATTCACGAATTACAAAAGTGGTCCTGAATGGTGTGTACGAGATCACAGATTTTGTGGAAAAAACGGTCTCGGATTCAACAGTTGCACTCAACTTCTTGATTCCGGCTGCAGATGTATCCATGGTCACATTAATCGAAGTTAAAGGCCAAAATATCCGAGTGAGTTCGAAGGCTGTAAACGTCCCGAACTTGTCGGATACGCTCATGCTCGAAACTTTTGAAATAGAAGAGGTGACAGATTAATGGCGAGAACGGATTGGACGGTTGAGGATTCTGTATTGCCGAATGACTTTAACGCGATCGGAGAAGAAATTAATGAGCTGCATAATGGATTCATTAAGAAATCGATTGTCATTCCTGCGGGAGAAGACCTTAATACCTACATGGAAGAGGGCAACTATTATTGTCCTGCTAATGCTACTGTAGAAACCTTGCTTAATTCCCCAACAGGAGAGGCGTTTCACTTGACAGTCGAGCCGCATGCGGGAGTGTTGCAAACCCTAACCACCTTCCAGCCTGGGAATCTGGAAGTGTACCAAAGAAACTACTACTTCGGATGGGGGCCGTGGAAAAAAGTACCTACAAGAGATGAACTTGAAGAGATACTGCCCCAGGCTGACGAGAATGGTCAGGCTTACGTCAACGAAAGGCCGTGGCAGAAGTACCCCTTGACACAGGATAACGGAAAAGTGAAAAGGTTTGTTTCAGGGGCTACGAATGATCTTGTCAATCCCGGATTTTATTACGTTGGATCAACGGTTACAGGGCTGCCACCTGATCCCGGGGATTACTATTTTGAAGTCTTTGCAGATTCCAACGCCATACTCCAACGCGCAACCAAAGCCGGATCATCGACAATGTATGTTAGGCATCGGTGGCCCAATTCCATTTGGAGGTCTTGGGAGTTACAAGCACCAGTAAAAAGAGTTTGGGGGGCGTTATAATGGCTGCGACTTTCAAAAGGTTAGGCGCAGGCAATGTTTCCGCCGCCAACAGTACGCTAACAGCTTACACCGTTCCCGTGAGCTATAAAGCTATAATCAAATCTTTCATCATTTCAAACGGTTCTGCTGGTAACGTGAACCTTATTGTTCGTATGGGTAGCGTCGAAATCTTATTTAATTACATTATGAAGCCGTACGACACAATAGTTGTACCTGTGATGGATCAGCTTTTAATTGCGGGAAACACGATAACATTTTACGCGTCTGCTGGAAATTCAATAAGTTATTACATTTCCGGTATCGAGGCATTGACAACTGACCCTGAGTATATAGATGTAACGCGGTTTGGTTTGGGACTAGTGCCCTCAGACCTAGGAAATATTGTTACCTCATCTGCAAAAGATCGGTTAGTTAAGGGGATTATTCTTTGCAACACAAACAGCGCAGATACAAGGGTCTATATGAATGTTTCGACCCGGAATATATTACAAGGATTCATGATCAAAGCATATGAAACCATACTTGTACCCACGACGGACCTGTTAATCCCGGCAACAGAAGTTATTGCTGCTTCTGGTTACGGGATTAATTACTACATCACGGGCAAGGAGTTGGGATAACATGCCGACACTTGATAATTTCTCACTGGGCAATTATACGTTGGGCGGTCCGAGTGGAGGGGTTGAATCTCTATCTTTAATGCCATCCCTTTTAAATAATGCCTCGACTTGGAGTGCAGGCACTAATGGTATGGGTACTGTGATTGCTTCAATACCAGCAGGCACAAGAATTATAAGTATCGCCCCTCTTCAAGATGCAGCAAGACTAACCGTAACCTACACCAGTGGTGCCAATCCCTTTATATTCATTGGTTTGAAAGATTCGAAGGGGAATATTTGGCCTTTAAATAATACTTATGCTGGAGTAGGGAATATCAACGTAAGTCATTCGCAATTAAGCATAAGAACGGATGAATCTGCGTTAGCGGGGTGGAGGTTAGGCGCACAAAACCCTGTGACAACCGGGTCATGGTCACAGTCATTCGTTTCAAAACCTTCAAGTTTCGATCCAGATTCCGGACCAATGGAACTAGGTTTGTGTATTAGCAACAACTACGCTGTAACTGCAGCAGGTATATACATGCAATATTTCAGAGTTGCGACCGCTTAGATTAGAGATAACAGGGGGAAAGGGGATATTTGAAGAGCACGTCCGAATTCGGATCGTGTTTATTTGTGCTTGGAGTAGTCAGTGAATTTCATAATCAATAGATGGGGGATATGATTTTGGAGAACGTGGGGAAATGGGTTTTGGCCTTAGGGAGCTGGTTAGTGTCTTATTTATTTGGGGGTTGGTCTGGAGTGTTGGGAGTATTACTGTTCTTCGTTATTTTGGATTATTTGACGGGTGTTGTGGCTGCCGGATCTATTGGAGGATTAAAAAGCAAAATTGGCCTTATCGGGATTGCCCGGAAGGTCTTTATTTTTGCGATGGTGGCTGTCGGTCACTTGGTGGATGGCATCCTTGGTGATGGCCACTTATTCAGGGATACGGTGGCATTCTTCTACATTGCGAATGAGCTAATTTCTATCACTGAAAATGGTGGGAAAATGGGAGCGCCTATTCCAAACGTGATCAAGCAGGCAATTGAGGTCCTGAAGGGTAAAGGCGGTAACGACAACGATAAAGGAGCTGGTACAGGTGCAAGCACGTAA